ACCGGCGCATTGTTCGGGATGGCCCCAAAAATGACCATAGGGCGGCGAATCATCCTACGGCGTACAAAGTCCTTGACTGCTTCGGTTCTGTGGCCGCCTGCGTCGATGGCGGTGGCTTCTATACCCAACCGGTGGCCGTTAATGTGTTCTATTGGTTTGTTAAGCAGTTCGGTCAGCGCGACCCAGACATTATCATCCGCCGGGTCGCCCATGAGTTCGACATAATCCAACACCCAACACGTCATGCCTTTACCCCAGCCGATTATTTGCACGGCCAGTCGGTTGTCTTGGGTGTCAACGCCGGCCGTGACCGCGCACACGCCCAAAGGGGCCACTCTGAGGCGGTACGGTTCGACACGGTCGGCGATGACGTTCATTTTAACCGCCCGCATGCTGGGGTCTTCCCAGGCTACGGCGAGGCGGCTGTTTAAAAAACTTTTCAAGCGGGCGATGTCATTGTATGCCTGTAACCACATATCGACAAGGGTTGCCCAACGCGGCCCTAAGCCGATTTGATAATACAGGGCGTTGATGTGATAGCCGCGCAGCTTGGGACCTGGGTTGGTGGCGATCCAACGGCCTTTTTTGATCATCCCGGTTTTGTAGTGTTCTTCAATCTCGCAGGCGCATTCCGGGCAGACATACCGCGCATCGGTGCCGCCTTCGCTCCAGTGCAAGCCGGACCACTCGAACAGGATTTCTTCATTGCAATGCGGGCAGGGCATGAAGTATTTGCGCCGGTCGGATTTCTCATAGAGTTCTTCGGTGCGGCAAATGCCTTTAATGCCGGGTGAGCTTATGTACAGGCGTTTGTAGTTGGCGGGGAAAGCGGAGGTGCGATCTTCGAGCAGCATTAAGGGATCATCGCCGGTGATCAGGTTTCCGGCAAACTCGGTCAGTTCATCGACGATCAGGAATTTAACGGTGGTGGATTTTAAGCGGCTTGGGGATCCGGCGTGTTCGAGATAGAGTTGACCGCCGATAAAGTCTTTAAATTCTTTGGTATTGGCGCTGTTGCGGCTGTTTTGCGAGGTCAATACCGCTTGCACGGCGGGGGTTTCTTCGATCATGGGGTTGAGTTTTTGCGCGATCCATTTGTTCATGCCGACTTCGCCGGGCAGGCAGACCATGACCGGGCCGGAGCCGTTGGCCATGAAGTAGGCAAGGGCATGGGTGGCCACGGTCGTTTTGCCAAATTGTATTGGGAACATCAACACTACATCTTTGACGGTGGAACGCGCGGACATGCAATCCATCGGTTCCCGGAGCGGCGGGTTGCGGTCGGTGTGGAATGGCCCCGGCTCGGCGCTGCCTTTTTTGGATAAGCGGATTTCAGCGTCGGAAAATTCGGATACGGTTTGGATTTTACGCGGCGCGAAGGCTTTCGCCCACGCTTTGTAGATTACTTTTTGGGCGCTTTTATAAGGATAATTCTCTTGAATCATCAAAAATCAGCCATTTTGTTTAGTTTGATATTTAGTTCTCCGCGAATGGATTCCCAATAATCCAGCATCACGGCCAATATTTTTTGTTCATCTTTTTCAATGGCGAATTGCGGCGCTAACGCATAAAACATGGATTCTATCCTGTTACAAACGACTGTTGCGCCATCCGTTGCGGTACTTTCAATATCTTTGTACAAGAGCAATTCGCCTTCTAATTTTTTCCGTTCGATTTGAGCTTTTTTCAAAGTTTCTTCTTCGATTAATCCTTTTGTAATTGATCTTTTATAAGCTAGCGAGGATATTTCAGACCGGTTTATTGGCGAATGACTAATATGTCTTTTTTCTTCCCGATCCAACTCGTGGCGGTCAGCATGGACTTGAAAACTGGGATTGGCGGTATCTTCAATCCGTTGCAGCGAGGCTTCCACGTCGATTTTATCGCCTTCCATAACCAGCCGCCCGGCGTCTTTTAACTGGGTTATCCAGCCGGGTTGACGGTCGATATGGTTGGCGAATTCCAGGGGGGACATCAGGCTCATGGCGTGGCCTCATGCAGCAACCCCATAATCAAGCCGAAATTTTCACCCACCCTGAAGGCTAATTTATGTTGCTCTTTATCCGGCGATACTTCCAGGCCGGGTTCTTCAATGATGAGTTTCAGGTATTTTGGATTGATCCAGAGCCCAAGCACGTCAACATGGCTATCCAATCCGTAAACTACGCCGGTGCCCATGCAGCCCGAACAGGTTTGATCACCGCCAACGGTTATGATGATTCCATCGGCGTTGCAGCCTTGGCATTCGGCTTCATAATCATGGAATCCGCTGTTCCAGCAAACCTCGCCCGCGCCTTCGCACTCCCGGCAATCTTTTTGTGAGGATTTGCCGACGCCGTGGCAGTACGGGCAATCTTTAACTTCAGGGAAAATAAGATTATCGGGCACGGGTACAAATTTACCCTGCCTGAAATTTTCTATTACGGGCAAAAATTTGGATAAATATTCGTTGGGGAATTGCTCATAATTGCCGTGTTCCGGCATTGATAAAAAGATGTGGCCATTGCAAGCGATAGTCCTGCCGTTTAATTGGAAGGGTTTAGAAAGATAAATCCTAGAATCATTAGGATCACAAAAATGTTCAATATTCAGGCTCATGGCGTGGCCTCGGGTTTGGCGAATTCAAAATAATTACCTAAATCTTCTATCTGAACCGGGTTAAAGTCAAATAATCCGCCGCCTGCAATGCGGGCATCGCCGATCATTATTGCTGAAATTAAGCGGATTTGGTTCACGCCGTGTATTCCGGTGGCCTGAAGGTTTCTGCCCTGGCGATCCAGCCTTTTAAAAACACCGATTGGTTGGGCTTGGCTTCAACCAGGTCATGATAAAACTCAATGCGCCGGTTGACCAGTGTATTGATGAACTTATCGCCCAGATCAGTGATGGCTTTTTGGGCGGCGGTGATCGTTATCGGCCCATTAATGCCGTCGGCAGCGCGGTATATATACTTCAGGTTTTTTAATTCCAGTTGCAGTAGTTTGATCGCGCTTCCCGGTCCTTGATTGACGGCCATATCGAACATTAGCGGTTGCAGCGCAGAGGGCAAGTAGTTGATACCCGGTTTCAGATAGTAGTTTTTTAAATAAATGCTCTTGGCTGCCGGTTTACTGAGTGCCTTAATATCCGCCTTACCGTTTTTTTTGCCGGTAAAGTCGTCCAGCGTGGCTAAAGTAATGCCCATACAGGTCGGCCCGCCTTTGTCATGGGGGTTGTCACAATAACCGCCCTCTTTTTTGAGCACGTCATCGATCAAGGTTTGGATTGTCATTTTTTTTCCTTATTAAGGGTGGTTGATTTTGTGTATTAGTCATTGAAGCCTAATTCCGGCCTTTTTTCTTTTTTAACCCATCAATCTGCATTTTTTAAAAAAAAATAGTAAAAGGTGCAGGGTGTGCAGGCAAAAAAAATAAATAAAATTGACCCTGCACAGCTGAAGAGCACGGGACATGCGGCCTGTGCAGGTGTGCAGGGTGTGCAGGGTGGGTTATCGTGCGCGAGAAAAATTATTTTTATAAATAATGATAATTTTATATATATAAGCGCGCATACATACGCGCATACACGCGCACACGAGACTTGACCCTGCACACCCTGCACACCTGCACAAGCCACGCGCCGCGTGACTTGCGGTTTTTTGCCATCCTGCACAACTTGACGGCGACCCTGCACACCCTGCACATCATCAAATGTTAGTCATAAATGCTGCCCTTGAAGATATTGACTGTTTTCTTGAAGTTTTGGGCGCATTGGCCCAGCCATACTTTTTCCAATTTGCCGGGTGACATCTCCAGACATTGAGGCGGATAAATAAATGTTTTTGGATTGGCGCTGTCTTTGCCGTCCAGTAGATACCTTTTACGGTCTTTATAAACGCCCGGCCGTTTTCCAATATGGTCAATGGTTCTGTTCATTGGAGACGGTCTTACGCCCTGGCGGTTGCACCAGGATTTATAGAGTTCATAGAGGTCTTCGGTTAGAACCGGCGTATTGCAGGAGGTCATGCTTTTGTCATCGGCATAATCATCGCTGGACCAGTGAAACTCGCCGCCCAGCCAGTCTTCATAAAAGCGCAGGACGTTATCCTTGCTGAGCACCAACAGTTCTTCCTTGGCGGTGGTCATGGGCGGTTTGGTATGTTCGTCAAAATCACCCAGGTCGATATTGAGCAGCCAGTCATGCAGGGCTTCGATACCGCCGTTTTTTATTTCTTCGGCAACGGTTTTGTAATAAGCGCCATCTTTTTTGGCAGGGGTCCAGATGATGCAGTGGCGGCGGTCGTCTTCTTCGATAACCACGGGCATGTTTTCGTTGGACAGGAAAACTATATTGACGTGATTTTTTTCCGCATAAGAACTGATGTACTTGGGATTGATATGAATCCACCTTCCGGTAATAAAGCCTTTTAGTTTGTTTTTTATGTGATACAGATCGGAACGTGCCACCACCTCATCCGCGATCATGAACAGTTTGGCGCTTGCAAAATCGTTGTGCTTATCCTCTATGGCGGCCTGGTCGATGATGCGGCCATATTTGCCGTACATATCCATGATCGATTCAAAGAACAGGTTTTTGCCGGTGCCTTGCGGCCCGTGAACGACAATCGCGGTGCTCATTTTTGCGCCGGGATGCTGGAGCGGATAGGCGAGCCATTTGATTACCCAGGCAGCCAGATCCATAGCATTTTCTTCACCGCTGCACATGTGTTGCAACATGCCCAGCAGCGCATCGCATTTACCAGCTTTGGATTCGGTAGGCCAACCGGCCCAGAAATTACAGGTGATATTTTTATCCTCGCCCGCCGGGTCAAAGCCGACATTTGTTTCACGAACGATGCTGCGCAATGACGATTCCTGCCAGCGGCGGTGTATTTCACGCGACATACAGGCATCGCGCATATCGGAGAGCGTTACTAACCGATGTTCTTTGTGGTCAAAGGCGGTTGAGCGCATGCCGTAGACCAGGCTGAAGCGTTCCAGTAACTCGTCGGTAGTGTCAATAGGCTTTAATTTATCATCATCGGCCCCGCCCCCCTGCTGTGTGTTGTCCCGCGTTTGTGTCGCATACGTCCAACCAAACTGGAGCAACGCGGATTCGACTTGAGTCCTTACCGTGTGCAGACCCTCAAGCGTGTGCAGGTCGTTGAAGTCGGTCAGTTTGCCCTGGTTGCGACAGTAGTAATCGAAGCGTGCGGCAGGATCAGCGAATCTTGGGGAGATAACGCGGCCGCCTACAGCGAGCGCGGCCAATTCGGCCTGTTCTGCGCCGGTGTTGCGCTTGCCGTGGGGTTGTTGGCATTCCGGGCAAGTGGCGGACAGGTTGACGTTGACGGGTTTGGAGCATTCCTGACACCAGGCAAAGGCGTCGTCATCGGCGCAGATCAGGATGTTTGACCGATAGCGTTTTTTGAGGGCTTCGGCAACAGGGGCCAGATTGTTGGCATCGAACGCGACAGCGACCGCAAAGCCGGTAGCTTCATGCAGGCTTGCTGCGGTGGCATAGCCTTCAGCGATTAAGAGTAAATTGGTAGGGGAGCCGATCAGGTGGAAGTGTTCTTTCTTGGAGCAACCCGACGGCCAGAATTGTTTATCTTTGCCGCCGTGCTCTTTGATCTTATCTTTTTGTGTGGTTTTATCTAGTATGAATTGTAAGCCGTGAATCCGCCCCGACGTATCGAGCATAGGAATGGCAATCGCGCCTTTCGAGGTGAACCGGATGCCGTGGGCAGCTATGCCTTTGCGGTGCAGGTAATCGCAATCGCCATCAACCGAGAATGTCCGCCAGGCTTTGTCAGCGCGTAAAGCAGCAGATTCGGCGCGGCGCTTTTGCTCATTGGCCGCGCGTTTGCGGTCATCAGCGATCCGTTTCCGGATGGCGGCTTTCTGTTCGCCGGTTAACTCGACCTTGTTGAGTTCGATTTTTTGGGTATTGGATTCGGCTCCCTGCCAGATCCCATACGACCCCACCAGAACTTTATCACCGCCAGAAAGCGTGACCTCGTGAATCTTGTACCAACCGCGTTTTTCCTTGTCATCCGTGACCCGGCA